TCAAGACCACCAACAGCTGAGATGTTCTTTGAGGACGTTCTAATGGCTTTAGTATTTTACGGGATGCCTATACTCGCAGAGAACAATAAACCTCGTCTCTTGTATTATCTGAGGCGTAGAGGATACAGAGGGTTTAGTATGAATAGACCTGATAAGATATGGAATAAATTATCTGTTGCAGAAAAAGAAGTTGGTGGAATACCCAACTCCTCAGAAGATATTAAACAAGCACATGCCGCGGCAATCGAGATGTATATACAAGATCACGTTGGAATGAAACGAGATGGAACGTTTGGTGATTTATATTTCAATGAACTGTTAAACGACTGGGCTAAGTTTGATATAAACAAAAGAACAAAGCATGATGCATCTATAAGCTCTGGATTAGCTATTATGGCTAACAACAGACATTTATATGCACCAAACGCTAAGGTTGAAAAACAACCACTAAATATAAATATTTCTAAGTATAGTAATACTGGAAGCAATTCACAAATAATCAAATAATAAATATGGCAGAGTCTGGCATTAAAAGTTATTTCCCAAGTCAAACCGTAAGTGATGCTGAGAAGCTAAGCTACGACTATGGTTTGAAAGTAGGTAAGGCAATTGAGCAAGAGTGGTTCAATAATGATAGGGGTTCCAATAGGTACAGAGCTAATAGCAATGATTTTCATAATCTAAGGCTGTACGCTAGAGGTGAGCAGTCTATTCAAAAATATAAGGATGAGTTATCTATAAACGGTGATTTGTCCTATTTAAATTTAGACTGGAAACCAGTTCCAATTATATCTAAATTTGTTGATATTGTTGTGAATGGTATTGCTGAAAGAGTTTACGATATAAAAGCTTACTCTCAAGACCCATTCGGTGTTGAAAAGCGAACGGAATACATGGAGTCGATAATTAGAGACATGCAGAGCAAGGAGTTTAACGATGCCGCTATGGAGAACTTTAATATTGATTTATATGAAAATAAAAAAGAAGAGTTACCTGAGTCTGAAGAAGAGTTAGCTATTCACATGCAGTTGAGTTACAAGCAGGCTGTTGAATTAGCAGAAGAACAGGCTTTAAATGTTTTGTTTGATGGTAACAACTACGAGTTAATAAAGAAAAGGTTTTACTATGATTTAACGGTACTAGGTATAGGTGCTGTAAAAACTTCATTTAACACGTCGGAAGGTGTTACTATAGATTATGTTGATCCAGCAAACCTCGTGTACTCTTACACGGAGTCTCCTAATTTTGAAGATATATATTATGTTGGTGAGGCTAAAACTATTCCCGTTAATGAGTTAGCAAAACAATTTCCACATTTATCCGAAAGCGATCTTGAAGATATAATGAAAAACAAGTCTAACAATAGGTCTAATTATAACTCTAGACATAGCGAGGACAAAGAAGATAACAATACAGTTCAAGTTTTATACTTTAACTATAAAACCTACATGAACGAAGTGTACAAGGTTAAAGAAACTGGAACGGGTGCTGATAAAATAATACCTAAAAACGATTCATTCAATCCTCCAGAAGACAAAGAAGGTGGATATAGTAAAATGTTAAGATCCATAGAGTGTTTGTATGACGGCGCTATGATACTTGGTACAGATAAATTACTCAAATGGGAAATGTCAAAAAACATGATGCGACCTAAAAGTGATTTTACTAAAGTTAAAATGAACTATGCTATAGTGGCACCAAGAATTTACAACGGTAGAATTGACTCGTTAGTAAAAAGAATTACTGGCTTTGCTGATATGATTCAACTAACGCACCTAAAGCTACAGCAAGTATTGTCTAGAATGGTTCCAGATGGTGTATACTTAGATGCTGATGGTTTAGCTGAAGTTGATTTAGGCAATGGAACAAACTATAATCCACAAGAAGCTTTAAATATGTTCTTTCAAACTGGTAGTGTTATCGGTAGATCATTTACAAGCGAAGGTGATATGAATCCAGGTAAAGTACCTATTCAAGAAATTACATCAGGGTCTGGTGGTAATAAAATGCAAGCTCTTATTGGTAATTACAATTATTACCTACAAATGATAAGAGATGTAACCGGGCTTAACGAAGCTAGAGATGGTAGTATGCCAGACAAAAATGCTTTAGTTGGTGTTCAGAAGTTAGCGGCTGCAAATAGTAATACAGCAACAAGACATATATTACAAGCTGGCTTGTTCTTAACGACTGAAACTGCTGAGTGCTTATCGCTTAGAATATCTGACATTATAGAGTACTCTCCAACAAAAGACGCTTTTATACAAGCTATAGGCACGCATAATGTTGCTACATTAGAAGAAATGAAAAATCTTCATCTATATGACTTTGGTATATTCCTAGAGTTAATGCCAGATGAAGAAGAAAAAGCTATTTTAGAAAACAACATCCAAATGGCTTTACAACAGCAAACTATAGAGTTAGAGGATGCTATAGATCTTAGAGAAGTAAGAAACGTTAGGTTAGCAAATCAACTTCTTAAAATACGTAGAAAAAAGAAGATGGATAGAGACCAAGCTATGCAGCAGCAAAACATGCAGCAGCAAGCTCAGTTAAACCAACAATCAGCTCAAGCGGCAGCTCAAGCCGATGTTCAGAAGAATCAAGCGCTAAACGCTGGTAAGGCAGAGTTAATGCAAATGCAAGCTCAGGTTGATTCTCAAAAAATGATGCAAGAAGTTCAAATGAAAAAAGAACTTATGGCTTTAGAGTTCCAATACAACATGCAACTTAAGGGGGTTGAAGTTGATGGAGTAAAAGAAAGGGAAAAGCAAAAAGAAGATCGTAAAGACGAAAGAACAAAGATACAAGCAACACAACAATCAGAGATGATCGAGCAAAGAAATAGTGGAAAACCACCTAAAAACTTTGAGTCCGCAGGTAATGATATACTAGGTGGAGGATTTGATTTAGGTTCGTTTGACCCTAGTTAGAATTATTAATTATTATTATATTATATTATGGAAGAAGAAAACAAAGAAGTAGTCGAAGAGACTACCCAAGAAACGACTGAACAGGTCGATGAAAGTAAATTTGAATCTGCGGGTGACGACAGCGTTATTAAAGTAGATTTAAACGCTCCACCACAAGAAAAAGAAGAAACTGAAGTTGTGGCGGAAGAAATTACTGAAGAAACAGAATCGGTAACAGAGGTTGCTGAAGAAACAGAAGCTGAAACACAAGAAACTCCAGTATTAGAAGAAATTACTGAAGAAGAAGTTGAAGGAGTTGAAGAGCAGGTTGAAGAAGCTATAGCAGAAGCTGAGGCTACCGGAAAACCATTACCAGAGAATATCCAAAAGTTAATGGATTTTATGGAGGAGACTGGTGGAGATTTAAGTGATTATGTTAAGCTTAATCAAGATTATAGCAAGCTAGATGATAATACTTTGTTGATAGAATACTATAAGCAAACTAAACCTCATTTAAATAACGAAGAAATTAACTTCCTTATGGAAGACACGTTCTCTTACGATGAAGATGTAGACGACGATAGAGATATACGTAGAAAGAAATTAGCGCTTAAAGAGCAAGTTGCCAGCGCTAAGAGCCACTTAGACGGGCAAAAGTCTAAATACTATGACGAGATCAAAGCTGGGAGCAAACTTACGGGTGAGCAACAAAAAGCAATTGATTTCTTTAATAGGTACAACAAGGAGTCAGAAGCAACTCAAAAAACAGTTAAAACAAACTCTGATATTTTTACACAGAAAACAAATAGCGTTTTCAACGACAAGTTCAAAGGTTTTGAATATAACGTCGGTGACAAGAAATACAGGTTTAATGTAAACAATGCTGAAGAGGTTAAAAACACTCAGAGCGACATAAGCAATTTCACCAAAAAGTTTTTGGATAAGAACTCTGCTTTAACAGACGCTAAGGGTTATCATAAATCTCTATATACAGCAATGAATGCAGACGCTGTTGCGAAACACTTTTATGAACAAGGAAAAGCAGATGCTATGAAAAATAGTATTGCTAAATCCAAAAACGTTGATATGAATCCAAGACAAAGTCATGGAAAAATTGAAGCGGGTGGAATTAAGTTCAAGGTGCTAGGTGATAACTCTTCTGATTTTAAGTTTAAAATTAAAAACAAAAATAAATAATTAAAATTTAAAATTACAAATTATGGCAATTACAGGAGGAAGTTTGTTGAATAAAGTGCCATCGGCACAACAACAAACACTAGCTTCAAATTACATTGACTTCGCAGGAGGTTCAACTGGATGGGAGCAACAATATTTACCAGATCTTATGGAAAAAGAAGCTGAAGTTTTTGGAAACAGAACTATATCAGGATTTCTTT